CTAGTACTACTAATACAACTGGTATTAGAATAGGTATGACAGTCTCTGGAACTATTGATGGTGTTTCCTATAATGATTGGAGTGATTTAAAGGTGTCTGATATAATATTCAACGACACTGCTGATGATGACTGGAAAATATATCTCGAGAAAGATGGCGTAGCTTTTAGTGACCAATCTGCAGCAGATGTTAGTTTAGTATTCAAAGCTCCAAGAGTTTTAAATTTCAGTAAAGATAGGTTAATAACAGCTATAAACTATTTAGATGGTTGCCTTTATTGGACCGACAACTACGGTGAACCTAAAAAGATTAATATCGAACGATCTATAAAAGGTACAGGTGGAA